CCTCAGTATGAGAATGATGTGATTGTGAATGGTGCATACAGTTCTGATTTGAGTGAATTCATTCTGGATCATCCTCAGATCAAGTTGTGGACTCATGGGCATACGCACCATGATTTTGACTACATGATTGGTGGCACGCGAGTAGTTGCCAATCCTCGTGGTTACATTGGCTATGAAGAACAAGCCGATATCTTTAATTTAAAATTTGTTGAGGTTTAAAATGGAAAAGAAACTCTATCTCGTTGAAACTATATCTTTCTTCCGCCAACGTTATGTTATCGAAGCACTTGAGGCTTCTCATGCGGAAGATGAGGTTGTTATGACTATGCATGATGGTTCAATCACTGAGTTTTCACAGAAACATATTGATGAGAACATCACTTCTACTCGCGAAATTTCTGTAGATGAATATTTGAAACTATTTGATCAGGACAATGACTACCTAAGTAGTTGGAGTGTCTCTCAAAAAATGCAATCAATCAACACAATTAAATATGATGATGAAAAAGATGAAAAAAATTCTAATCACTGGTAGTTCGGGATACATCGGCAGGCATCTTGCCGATCTTTTGAAAAATGACTTTGTTGTTGGGCTAGATAAAGTGTTTAGACCACAAATGACAGAGAAGTTTATTCAACAAGACATTAATGATCACAAACGCATTTGGCATCCAGATGGTGGTTATGATGTTGTTGTTCATTTGGCTGCACATGTCAATGTTGGCAAATCTGTAATTGCTCCAATGCAATATTATCGAAACAACATTGGCGGCACAATGTCGATGCTTGAAAATGTTGATTATGATCATTTCATCTTTGCATCTACTGGTGCCGCAGCCAATCCAACTAGCCCTTATGCAACCTCAAAGTTGGCTGCTGAAAGTCTTGTCAGAGAGTTTTGTGGATTGAATGGTAAAAAGGCTACAATCTTTCGTTTTTATAATGTTGTTGGTTCTTCTGGCTATGAACCAACGAATGTTGATGGTTTAATGTATAACTTGATGAAAGCGAGGCGAACCGGTGAGTTTAATTTATTCGGTACTGACTACGATACACCTGATGGCACCTGTATTCGTGACTATGTACACATACTTGAAGTATGTGAAGCCATCAGAAACGCTATTGAACAACCTGTTGCAAGACACGAATTGGAAAACTTAGGATCAGGCATAGGTTACACAGTCAAGCAAATGATCGAAACTTTTAAAATAGTTAACGAATGTGATTTCAAAGTAAATTATTTGCCGCGCAGAGAAGGTGATCTGGCCAAATCCGTACTCAATGGCGTTTCACCATACATGCAAGTGAAATACACAATTGATGAAATGATGAAGGTTTAAAAATGAAAGTATACATCTCCAAATATCGCAATCATTGGATTTCTCCTTACACGATTTTGGAGAAGGTATTCTTTTGGCGTGAGATCGATTATGATGAACCGCTGATTAACAAGTTGTCCAATATTCTAACTCCTTTCAGTTTTGGTCTACAAAAGGTTTTAGATTTTGTTCATCCCGAAATTAAATATGTGAAAATTGATCATTACGATACGTGGAGCATGGACTACACGCTGTCGCCTATTATTCTTCCTATGTTAAAACAACTGAAGGCAACAAAACAAGGTTCTGGTTATATTGACCTTGAAGATGTGCCGGAGAACCTGCGTTACACGACCACAGAAGATTATGATGCACAAGAAACATTTGATTTCTACAAAGATGAACGCACAAAGAAAATTGAATGTGACATTCATGTTCGTTATGATTGGGCATTGAGTGAAATGATTTGGGCTTTCGAACAACTGGTTGATGAAGATTGGGAAGGTCAATATTGGATCAAATCACCAGAGATTGATTTCACCAAGCATGCCGAAGATGAAGGTAAAGAGGTCACACCAGTTCGTTGGAAAGTTCATGGTGAATGTGACTGGGAAGGTCGCAACAAACACCAAGAACGAATCAACAACGGACTGAGACTATTTGGTAAATATTACCAAACTTTGTGGGATTAATGGAGTGAATAATGGACGAAGAATCAAGAAATAAATTGATAGATAGATTGAGTGATGATTTGAGAGAAACCTCAAATTTTTATATGGAAGCAATGAAAGAGATTGAAAAAGAACAAGAGGCATATTGGAATTCTTTGTCTAAGGAAGACCAATTAAAAGCATTTTGTGCGGTGTCGCGCCGTATTCACCAGGCCGAATTGATTGACCAAGGTTCTTATCGCCATGCATTGTATGGCGTTTTTGGTTTTGGTCCTGAAGCATATGTGAGGGGTATGGACTGCGGTTATATGGCAATTCATAATGCTATTGTGGATGAAAACTATGATGTAAGACTATTGAAAGTATTTTGTGCAAAGTTTAAAATTACGGACAGTGATGAAAAGATTTCACAGTTTTTGATTTAAGGATTTATTATGAGTAATTATAGAATACATGCAATGAGCGAATTCAGAGCCGCAGGCTGGATTGATGAAGATGGTAAATACATCGATGAAATGCAAGAGGCTATTTGCCTTCATATTTTAAAACTGTTGGATGTATTTGGTGATGAAGGTCATTCTGGTACAACTGCACCGTACACGATTAATCTATTCAGTAAACTAGCAGCATTCGAACCTGTTGTACCGATTACTGGTGAAGATTGGGAATGGGTTGATCATGGAGAATGTATGCAAAACAAACGATGTGGTCATGTATTCAAACAGACCAACAGGTTTAATGGCCAGGCATATGATATTGATGGTAAAATCTTCTGGGAATGGTACAAAGATGAAGACGGAAAACCATTTAAATCATATTATACTGGTGCCGAATCACAGGTACCAATTACTTTCCCATATGTACCAAAGCGTGAGTATGTTTTTGTGCCGACTGAAGAATTTCCTAATGAAGTACTAGAGGTTGCCAACCAACCAGAATCGTGACATAATATTACTATGTTTTCTGTACTACATTACATTTCGGCTTCACGCCGCCTAAAAGAATCGGACAAAACCATCTTTATGTTGGGTGGTAAAGAAGATTGTGATGCAATGATTCTTGCACAAAATGAAATGATCAAACTAGAAAGAGATTACTACAAAGAAGAATCAATCAAGTTTGCATTTTACTTTTCTGTTATCTTCTTTGTTGTTATCATGGGTTTAACTTTTTATGTGAAGATGGTTAGTGTTTAATTTTTTATATTGAGGAGTGTTAAAATGAGTTTATTTGTTGAAGTTAATTCTATCGAAAAAGGTTGTCCAGTTATCATTAACTTAGACCACATTGTAGAGATTGCACCATTGATTGATGGTGGGTGTGCTTTGTTTATGATTGATAACGCTGGCATGAATTCTAAATCTGCACTGCGCGTATCTGACAGTTATGATCAGTTCAAACAATTTGCAATGCAAACTGTAACCGCTGAAGACATTGCTGCACGTTTTCCTAAGGCTAAAAAAGAACCTGCACCTGTTGCTGACCTGCTGCCGGGTCAAAAGAACATTAAGAGCAAGCCTTCTGAAAGCATTGAAATTCCCAAACTTTGAAATAAATAGATGATAGAGCTTTTTAAACCAACGTTCGATTGGATCAAAGATGACTTTGCCTCTCATCCTTTTCGCTTTTGTATTGAGCTTCTCGCTTGGGCTATCAGCATTGGTTGCTCTATCACTATGGCAATTACCGTCCCGAATCCTCCCCTTCTTGCTCTTTATCCTGTATGGATCTTGGGTTGTAGCCTCTACGCTTGGGCTGCTTTTACTCGGAAGAGTTTTGGGATGCTTGCTAACTACCTCTTGTTAACTACAATCGATACTGTGGGTTTGATTAGGATGTTGATGTAATGATACCTCGCCTGAATCTTGTGTTACTTTCATTGTTGGGTTCCCACGAACTGGTAAACAAATGGTGGAAATCCAACAATAAAGCCTTTGATAATGAAACACCGGAGAATATGTTTGCCAAAGACTCAGAAAGAGTGATAAACTACATCAAATCTCAACTTAATGGTGATTATTCGTGAACATCTTTTATCTTGATCCTGATCCCAAAATCTGTGCAGAAATGCATGTGTCAAAGCATGTTGTCAAAATGATTATTGAGTATGCACAGCTCATGTCAACGGCTCATCGTGTACTTGATGGCACACAATACACTGACTTGACAGCAAATGGCCGGCGTATTCAACGTTGGCGCATGAGTGATCCTGTTATGGAATCCACGTTGTACAAAGCATCACACATTAATCATCCATCGGCTATCTGGTGCCGCGAGAACAAAGAAAATTATGTGTGGCTCTACCGCATGTGGTTTTATTTGTTGCAAGAATACACCTATCGTTATGGTAGACAACATGAATGTGCAAAACTACGCGCTGCACTTTATTTGACACCTGAAAATATTCCTGATGGCAAATTCTTTGCACCAACACCAGCAATGCCACAGGAACTGAAGATTGTTGCCGAAAATCCAGTGCCTGGACGCAAATATGACTCACTTAAGTCATATCATAATTACTATATAAAGGACAAGATTCGTTTTGCCTCATGGAAAGGCAAAATTAATTCACGTAATATTCCTGATTGGTTTCAAACTGCATGATCTATACATTTTTAAATACTAACACTGGTCAAGTCGAAGAACATACAATGAGACTTTCTGAGTATGATTCTTTTAAAGAAAACAATCCGCATCTCCAACGACATTTCTCATCTGACAGCATCCCTGGGTTAGGTGACGGAATGCGTATGGACACACCAGGAACAGGCAAGGCAGATTCCACCTTTGAGAAGTACGTCATCAACCGTATCAAAGAAACCGTGCCCGGAAACACGGTTAAATCTGGCCACAAAACAAAGATGCAAAGAGAGTGGTAATGGTTCAAATACCTGCATTGTTCCTACCTAAGAAATCGTCTGAGAAAAGAAAACCTCAGACCAAAGAACCACAAAAGCAACAAAAAAAGCCCAGTGGTCCTGGTAAAAAAGTTTCTGCACTACTAAAAGGGAGAGTTGATGGTTACAAAGAAAACAGCAGCCAGATATGCCGAGCAACAAGAAGAAGAGTGTGTTAATAAAACAAGACACCAACCGGTAACAAACAATTCACTCAGAATCAAATTAGATCATTTAAAAACATTTGAACCACTAACAGAGAACCAAAAACTATTTTTTGAAATGTATAAAGGTGGTGCCTACTTCATGGGACTATTTGGTAGTCCAGGTGTAGGCAAAACATTTTTGGCTCTGTACAAATCACTAGAAGAAGTTTTAGATAAAACCAATTCGTTCAAACAAGTTGTTGTTGTTCGAAGTCTAGTACAATTACGTGATGTTGGTTTCTTGCCAGGTTCACTGGATGAGAAACAAGAAATCTATGAGTTGCCATACAAAGAAATTTGTCATACATTATTTGGAAGACCTGATGCCTGGGATAGGTTGAAGGAACAAGGATATGTTAGATTCATTTCGACAACTGCAATTCGTGGTATCTCTATTGATGATGCCATTATTATTGTTGATGAGAACCAGAACTTAAATTGGTCTGAAGTCAACACAATTATTACACGTGTTGGCCATCGTTCAAAGATTATTTTCTCTGGCGACTTCAAACAAACTGACCTAATTAAGAATAATAAAGATCAGTCTGCATTCCATAGTTTCTTGGAAGTTGCGAGAAAGATGCCATCGTTTCAGGAGATTTATTTTACGCCTGATGATATTGTTAGAAGCAGTTTAGTTAAGCAATGGATTGTGGCTTGCGAAGAACTCGGTTATTAATAGAAAGATTTTGCTATGTTTAATTATTGCCCACCAATGAAGTTGCCTGAACTGAAGTCAGAAACATTTCCAAATGGTAAAAGATATTACGTCACACCAAGTGGATCAAAACTGCCTTCAGTCACCACTGTAGTCGGCGCACAGAAGAAAGAGGCCATCATGGCCTGGCGCCGTAGGGTTGGTGAAGAAACTGCAAATAAGATTTCTAAACAGGCAACTTCAAGGGGCACTAATGTTCATACGCTTTGCGAAAAGTATTTGAACAATGAGGCATTAGGTGAGATGATGCCTGATGCATTTCAAATGTTCAAGTCTCTTAAACCTCTATTGAATCGTATCAACAACATTCATTATCAAGAGGTTGCGCTGTGGTCTGAACAACTAGGATTGGCAGGTCGTGTTGACTGTATCGGTGAATTTGATGGCAAACTATCGGTAATTGATTTTAAAACTTCTAAAAAAGTTAAGAATCTAGAAGACATTGAAGATTACTTTTGGCAAACTACCGCATATGCACTGATGTATGAGGAACTGGTCGGTAAACCGATTGATGATCTTGTGATTATCATGGCCGTACAAGATGGTGAGCCAATTCTTTTCAAGCAGAAGACCTCGGATCATATCGTTGGTTTGGTGAAAGCCATTGATTATTACCGAAAAAACTCTTGACAACTAAATAAATTACCACTATAATAGTGGTTATGGTTGTATGAAGCAACTGGAAACGTGTTCTGGACGGCGGTTCGATTCCGCCCAGGTCCACCAAAAGAATTCTGAGTGTACCGTAATCGGTCTTGAACCGTGCGGTGAAGGTGTTAAGCAGTAACAAGTGAACCTGTAGCACTAGAGCGACACCTGCTCCTTAGACAGAATTCTTCTGATGGGCCTGACCAGGTTTCGACAGGGCAAAGAGTATAGAAGTGGACAACTCACCAGAGAAGGTGTAAAAACTAAATTAAGTAAACGCAAACGATGAAAAGTTCGCATTGGCAGCCTAAACGCTGACTAGGGTTTCGATAGGTTTCCTCGTAACAGAATAACCTATCACAACATTGAAAGGAAAACAATGAAAAGTAAACCAATACTTTTATCCATTGCTTTTTCTGCGACAATTCTGTTTTTGGGTATGATTAACGTTGATCTTCATCGTATACTGCCATTCAAAACATCTTATGAGCTTTTGTCTAAAGATGTTCAGAAACAAGTTACATGTCTCGCGGAAAATATCTACTTTGAGGCCGCACATGAGCCTCTAGACGGCAAAAAAGCCGTTGCGTTTGTGACGATTAATCGTTTGCAAACTGGAAATTATGCACACACTATCTGTGATGTTGTCTTTCAAAAGACTAATGGAACTTGCCAGTTCTCTTGGTACTGTGACGAATCCGTCCTTAGAAAACGCTTGACAATACGTGATACAAAACTGTATAATGAGATTCGTGAGTTGGCAATTCACATGGTTGTCAATTACGAACGTATGAAAGATGTTACGGATGGTGCAACATACTATCATGCGGATTATGTGAATCCTGGGTGGAAATTAAAGAAGGTCGACCAGATTGGTCGTCACATCTTTTATCGAAGCAACAAGGATAATATTGATAGAAATAAGGAGATTATATGACTGAAAAAGTGAGTAAAACTAACGAAATGATGACTGTTATTGTTTGTGTAACAATCATTGCATGTTCTCTTGTCATTGGTGGTTTCTTGTACAACATCAATGATCGCAATAACATGGCAAAGAATATCGATTCAGCAATTCAAAAGGGTGTCGATCCAATTTCCGTTAAGTGTTCATATGAAGTCAATTCATCATCTACGTGTATTGCATATGCAATGGCTCTGAAAAAGTAATCATGCCAACAAAGAATGAAATTAGTGATTTCAGTAACAAGATTATTGAAATGGTTGAATCTGATGGTTGTACCATTATGGATGCAATCGTCAGTGTATGTGAAAAAACTGGTATGGAAATTGATGTTGCTTCTACACTCATTTCAAACTCTCTTAAAAGCAAACTGAGAGAAGAGGCAGAATCGCTTAACATGCTGAAGAAGAGTGCTAAATTGCCACTATGATTCTAACGTATGAAGAGGGTTCTGGCTTCTCTGCCTTTGCCATATTCAATGCCATCAAACTTCATTTTACTTCTGATTCTTACGATTTTTTTAGGTATAACGGTAAGTCGAACGTTACTAAACAAAACTTCGCCAATCGAAAAGACAAGTATTCGTTCTATAAACTATCCAGAAAATATAGGAATGAAGACTTGATGAATTTCTATATTGCCAATTTCTTGGTCAAAGATGTGAACTGGATTGGTGATATAACAGGCGCAGAAGGTGAAGAGAATTACAAGATGTGGCAGAAAAGAAACCAGAGCTTGAATTATCGATTCAAAGAAGATATAATGTACCTCATGGGCAAAGTTTCTATCGGTTCTGACATGATTAAAGTGAAAGATGGTCAGTATCCTTTACTGTTGAATGAGACTATGCAAGGTGCGGTGACCATCGAAACTTTGTCCATACTAAATCACATGATGGGCTTTTTTGAAATGTGGAACAAAAAGATTTCTGATACAATTATTTGGCCCACCTGGAAAAGAAAGTGTGAGAAATACACACCATTCATTCATTACGATGAATCGAAATATAAAGAAACATTTAAAGAGGCAATCAAAGAATATGCCTAAATACTATTGACATGGTTTCTTTATCATGTTACAATCCGTTTTTGTTATGAATCGTGTGGATAATCCGTTAATAATCCGTTTAAAAAGGAAATACAATGAGCAATTTTGCTAATATGAAGAAATCGTCCGGCAATCTGGACAAACTCACTAAAGCCATTGAAGCACTCAACGCTTCTTCTGAAGGTAAGTCCGACAAAGATAATTTCTGGAAACCAGAAGTTGATAAGTCCGGCAACGGCATGGCAACCATTCGTTTTCTACCTGCACCAGCTGTTGATGGTGATGATGGTCTGCCTTGGGTCAAAATCTATTCTCATGGATTCCAAGGTCCTGGTGGTTGGCTGATTGATAACTGTCTAACGACAAAGAATCAACAGTGTCCCGTGTGTGAACACAACAGCCGTCTGTGGAATTCAGGCATCGAAGCGAACAAAGAAATCGTTCGTAAACAGAAACGCAAACTCAATTACATGGCAAACGTGTACATTGTTTCTGATCCAAAACATCCTGAGAATGAAGGTAAAGTGAAACTATATCGTTTCGGTGCAAAGATTTTCGAGAAGATCACCGAAGCAATGAACCCACAGTTTGAAGATGAGACCGCAATCAATCCTTTTGATCTGTGGAAAGGTGCTAACTTCAAGTTGAAGATCACCAAGGTTGCTGGTTATCAGAACTATGATAAGTCTGAATTCATGTCACCTTCTGCACTTCTTGATGATGATGAAGAACTCGAAAAGATTTGGAAATCTGAACACTCTCTTAACGAAATGATTTCAGATAAAGAATTCAAGTCTTATGATGAACTGAAGTCTCGTTTGGATAAAGTTCTTGGTGGTGCTGATGCGCCTGCAAAGACTACTGTTGAACAGATGCGTTCTGGTCCTAAGAAACCAGTTGTTGCTGATGATGCACCTTTTGAAGTGTCTGCTGATGATGATGAAATGTCTTACTTTTCCAAATTGGCAAACGAAGATTAAACTGAGAAAAAACTGATCCTTTCTTCACAGTTCGACCCCGCCTAGTGCGGGGTTTTTTGTTTATACGACCCTTGTATTGTCCATAATTAGTCGCATAAACGTTGAATCCACATTTCTAACAGCAATCGTATTCAAATCTGCTATTTTTTGTGGCATCTGTCGTTGTTGAGCATTGTTGACATTATTGACAACAGTTGGACCACTACTGGTTCTAGTTATTGGCAAATTGACATTCAGATTCTGACTAACTGCATCATTTAATCTAGAGGTCAAACCCGTTCCAGGAACCGATGCAGGCATTGCTGGTGCTGTTTGTGCTGGTGAAGCTGTCACACCAGGAGTTGTAGATGCTCCAGTCATGCGATTAAATTGACCCATTCGACCTGGCTGAGCCGCCGCAGATGCTGATGCTGGTGCTGCTGATGCTGGTGCTGCTGATGCTGGTGCTACTGGAGCGGGAGCAGTTTGTTTACTTGCAGGAGGTTCAACACCCGTCTTTCTGGTGCCATCATCATTATAATATGGAGCATAAACTCTGTTCCATTCTTCTTCATTTCTTTTTGCTGCAAGACCTGTTCCAATAAATTGTTTTTTGGTGAAGGCAAGTTTATCTGCCGATCCTGGCATAACCGCTGGCGCTGCGGGAACTTCATAAACTTTTGTGTCCGCTTCAATTTCTTTGACTTTACTCTCACCACCCAAGTTCAAAATCGTTAGTTTTTTAGCTGCTTTTTCCTCTTCGGTGTTTTCTGGCATGGCTAGTGCTTCTACAGCACGTTGTCTGCCATTCCTTACAATATCTTCCAAATATTCGCGGCCACCAAGAGCATCTATGTCTCTGGGACTTCCTTTCAAAGCATTTTCTGCTTCAGATGGGCTCAACGCCTTCATATTGGGTGTATTTTTGGCCAATCTATCCAGACCAACTGACAACAAAGCAATAAGCCCAACAAGACTAGCCACACCCAATAACGCAAGACCAAGTGGGCTAGCAAACCACTTTAACACATTCATTAATCTTGAAGCTAAAGATGCACTACCAAGCAAATCCAACAGTGAAGGACGTTTCTCTTCTTCAGTAACTTTTGATGCAGTTCCCAAACTTAAAGAACTGAGAACCTTTAATAGTTCTTTGTGTCTCTTTTCTGCTTCCAATTTCTTTTCTTCAGCAAAGTTTAACTCTGCATCACTTCTTTTTAGGTCTGCTTGTCTAGTAACTTGCATCAGATAATATATTTTTCTGAGCATTTCGTTGACGCCTTCACCCATTCCTGTTCTGGGTTCTTTGCCTATTCTAGATGCAGTTCCTCTATCACGAATTGGTCGCATACGACCAGAGAAATATTGAATGTCTCTATCGGAGCGGCCAGTGATTTTACCAAGTAGAGCTGGACCTAAACTTGATCCACCAGTCAAAAATTTTGCAATATTTAATGGATCAAATTTCTCTTTGAAACCTTTTACTCTGGCTTGAGCTTTTAGTGATATTGTCTTTTTAAGTGCGCCGCGAATTGTTGGTGAATCAGCTAACTGATCCGACAAAAGATCGGCAAAACTTGTACCGCGTACTCTACTTGCTTTTTGGTAATCTAAATTAGTAGCCATTATGCTCTACTCTTTCTTGAGTATGGTGAACTGTCATCGACAACATCTCTATTTTGTTGTTGTGTTGCGTTTCCAGCCACGGTGTTTTGTTGGTTTATGACGACTGTTTGTGCAGGATTTTGGCTTGCTACATCAGTACGTCTTAAATTTGGAGTTGTATCAAGATTTAAAGGTGGACTTAGTGTAGATACAGATTCTTGCATTCTTTGTGGAGTGATGTTTAATTCTTCTATTTGTTCTTTTATATAAATTTGTTTTGCTATTAGAAATTGTGAGACAGTCTGTGTAGCCAATTCTTTATTGGCAGTCATACCTTGCGTTGGATCAATTTTAATTCGTCTTAAGTAAGCTTCTCTTACCGTTACATTAGGATTTTTTTGCGCTTCATCCATAATGGCTAAAAATCCTCTAGCACCCAAGTAATTCGCTTGCAACATCATTGCTGCGGTTATTGGCCCCGTATAACCTATTTTTGGCAATCCCGCTTGCAACGATTTATATATTCCGTTAGAATTTATTTCAGAAAATTTTTTCTGATTATCTAGTGAAAATTTATCAGTCCATTTAAATCCAGATTCAAACCATAAACCAGCCGGATAAGTTTTTCCGTTAAATGTTGAAGTTCCATCCAAATTATATCCAAAAATTGTAGCAGGCATAAATCCTGCTATACCGACAGCACCATATGGTCCCTTTTTTCCTTCTTTTTTTGAAATCATTGTTGTTCTATATTTCACGTATTGAAGAAGTTCAGCAAAAGTGAAATCTGTTAAATCTTTTCTTTTTCCCAAATTATTTTCAGACCATTCTTGGGGCCTATCACCATGTTCGTTTAATATTCTTCCTGTTCTTTCCATCACATATTTTCCATTTTTAGCAACAATTGGTTTGCCGTCTTTTCCAAGTTTTGGTCTTCTTTCATAATAATCACCATAAACTGCGTTTTCATTTCCTTCATGTTTTGAAATTATTGCTCTCAAATCTTCCGATGTAATTGCTAAACCACCACCAATAGAAAATAAACGACCACCACTTGGTGCTCCTGTACCAGGTCTAGGTACTGGTGTAGCAGTTTGACCTGGTCTCGCAGGCGGCGGCGCTGGTTGAGCTGTCGCCGGTTGATCAGGTTTTCTCTCAACTCTCTCAGCACTTTTTCTGGCAGATTCTTCTCTAGCTCTTCTATCAGCTTCCCTTTTCGCCGCCTCACCAGCTGCTCTTACACCCTTTTCTTCTTCAGTGGTTCTATCATTTCTTCTTTTATCTGCTTCTTTTCTAGCCAACTCTTCTCTGGCTTTTCTAGCAGTTTCTTCTCTGGCTTTCCTATCAGCTTCTCTTTTTGCAGATTCGTTAGCCGCTCTTACACCTTTTTCTTCTTCGGTGGTTCTATCATTTCTTCTTTTATCTGCTTCTCTGGCTATTCTAGCAGCTTCAGCAGCTTCTCTGGCTTTTCTAGCGGATTCTTCAGCTTCTCTGGCTCTTTTAGCAGCTTCAGCAGCTTCTCTGGCTTTTCTAGCGGATTCTTCAGCTTCTCTGGCTCTTTTAGCAGCTTCTTCCGCATCTTTAGCTCTCTTGGCAGCTTCAGCTGCCTCTCTGGCTCTTCTAGCAGCTTCTTCCGCATCTTTAGCTTTCTTGGCAGCTTCAGCTGCCTCTCTGGCTTCTCTGGCTATTCTAGCAGCTTCAGCAGCTTCTCTGGCTTTTTTAGCGGTTTCTTCTTGAGCTCTTCTAGCAGTTTCTTCTTGAGCTTTTCTAACAGCCTCCTCTCTGGCTTTTCTCTCAACTTCTTCTTTAGCCTTATTTTCAGCTTCTCTTTCTGCTTTTCTGAAAGCCTCTTTTCTAGCAGTTTCTTTTGCAGTCTCAGCTGCCTGTCTTCTTGCTGTTTCTTCTGCTGCCCTTCTCGCGGCTTGTTGTCTAGCAATTTCACCAGCACTTGGTCCACTTGGTGCACCAGGGCTTGGAACTGGTGCCGGAGTTCCTGGTTTTGGACCACTTGGTGCACCAGGGCTTGGAACTGGTGCCGTAGCGCCTGGTTTTGGACCACTTGGTACACTAGGTTTGGCTGGAACAGGAACTGGTTTGCGACCAGGTAAAGTTGGTAATCTAAACGGCTTTTTTGCTTTAGCTTTCCTTGGTGCAGGCTTTCTACGAACAGTCAGTGCCTTAACTATTTCAGCATGTCGTCTAGCTTGTTCAATGTCTTGCTCTTCAGCGTAATTTTTTCTTTTCTCATAATCAAGTCTGTTCAAATTTTCTTTTTGAACCATCAATTTGTATATACCGCCAAGAACTTCAGAATCGGATGCGTTTTTACCAAGTAGTTCCGAATCTTTATTACTGCCGCGCAAAAGACTCAATAGACCACCCATCAAACTTTTGGTGGTCTTTTTTGTTGAATCGTTTATATCTGCCATTATTGTCTACTTCGTTCTTTTAGTTTTAGGTTTTCTTCTTCAAGATACTGTATTAATAATGTGATGTAGATATCCCTTTCCCAAGGTATCATACTCTCAAGCTCAGACAAACTATATTTGTGGTGTTGCATCAATGAGAAGTTTGTCTTGTAATAGTTCTTTAAATCATCATAACAAATTATAAGCCGAAAAAACTTTCGAGGCCCTCCACCTCTAAGCTGTGGTCAAAACCACACTTTGAGCATGTTATTGCAATTTTCTTCTTCAATTTTGGAATATTGTTGAAGAAGTGTTCGACCCTATCAAATTGTTCTTGACTCATACTTTCAACGAATTCAAGCAACTCTTCTTTTGTTGTTTCTTTTGCATAATGAAACTGTTCACCATCATAGATGTGTTCAATCGAACTTGCGATCATATTAAATGTAACATCGGTGATATTGTCCATATCAATAGAATCTTTGATC